GGGTTTGTGGTTCTCCGGCGGTTGGTACGACAAGGATGGATTGAACTACGTTCATTCGGTCAAACAGTGGCAGGCAACGCAGCCATGGCCGCACTAACATCCATTAATTAATGCGGGTCCGCCGAAAACCATCCTTGACAACTCTTGATTGCAGGGCAATCGCGTAGTTGCGCTGAAAACCCGAACCATAGATCGGAACTTCTGTCCCGATCGGGACCGCCGTCGGAGTGAATTGCGGGATCGAAACTGTGAAGATGTTGGGCATTCGAGATCCGCAGGCTGCCCCTGCGGGGCCAAATCATCCCGCGCCCCGCGCTTGCCTTACCGATGGACCCTGCCAATTTCGCGCCCGGATAGAATTTGCCGGATTCTCAGGAATAGCGCCGCAGGAGACGCTCTCCAGGTCCAGGCGTGCTCGTAAATCCCACGCACACGCGATTTCGACCGATTCTCTGAAATGCCCGATAATCGAAAGACTGGTTGGTGGATGACGCAGTCTGCCGCGAACGATTCTCCGGTATTCGATTTTCCCTGATCAGAGGCTAAATACAAGGAATTGCTCAGATTTTGGTCGTCCCGGGGCCGACTTGCCGGCGAAAATACCCAGTTTCCTTTTGGGTTTTTTGTCTGGAATTCCCTCTAGACGGAACAGGGAATTTTTCAAAATGCGAACACGGAATTCTTTTGCTGGAGCCGGGAATTGCCGCCGCAGGGGCGTTTCCGTTTGCCGGGGGCTTTGGTCTTCGCGCTGACCACTGCTCTGGCGGCCACACGGAGTACACGATCGCGAACATCAATCCTCCGATGCGACAAGCGAGTGAGGCAAAAAAGTCTTCAGCTCCAGATGGCGATCGGCAATGCTTCCTGTATGCTCCAGACCATCAAGTTAAAACGGTCCTAAGCGGGCTTCATTGCGTCACGCTGTCTGTTGGCGCGAAAGCGCCGTTGGCGATATGTGTCGCGGCAGGCGCGGGTGTCGCACTGCTGGTCGCGTCGCAGGCGCTCGAACAGCTTGCCGCAGACCGGACACATTCCAAGTGTTCGCACATTCCTTCCAAGTAGCAAAGGAAGCAGTTCGGTGGCCAACGGCTCTGGTCGACGGGCTTCAGTGATTTTCCCCGTGCTCGCAACGAACATTATAAGCGGTGCAGTGAAGTGCGACCAATCCGCGATAATTATTTCCCGCGACATGTTTTTCTTCCTCTGAAGTTCCGAAAGTTCGGATAGAACCGAAACCGCTACACCCGCGAGACCCCACAGACATTTGTCTGGATCGTCACCCCAGCCGATCAGTCGATCGCTTAGCGGGTCACGCCGGTTGAGCAGCAGGATAACGCTTGGTGGGCGCGGCCCCGCGAGCCTCCGTGCGCGTTGTGCAAATCCCGGATTTCCCACAGTTGGATCCTTAACCGTCGGCACTTCCTGCAGATAGAGGTTGCTCAGAGAGATCCACCAATTCAGCCGTCTGTCACACTTTGATGCCAACGTTAGTTAGTCTCTCAAATGTTACGTCCTATAAGCGAATATAACGTCTTAGACCTTAGGAAATCAATGACTCAGAATCATCAAAGCTGTCATGGTTCGATCTATCCAAAGTGTTACGACGCGAACCCCGACTTGCTATTATTCGAGCGAAATGAAGCTGCATGTGGATAAACCTGGGTGCCCAGAAAGCACCAACGAAGTGCGACCCTTCATTATCGTAATACTGCTGGAGGTCAAGAAAGTGCTTTCCCGACAACAGAAGCGCGTGTTCAAACGAAAGATGACCAAGGTTCTGAGCCGACTTGAGGTGATCACCCGAGCAATCTCAGATTTGAAGGTCAACCCGAAAACTCCGCGGCAACATAGTCCCAGGCAGATACGGCAGATCGCCGGCAGTATCGAGTCCTTCCACTTTGTCGTGCCCGCGTTGATTGACCGGGATCTAACCATTTCAGCGGGGCATGGTCGGGTGCTGGCCGCACAGTTGCTTGGCTGGAATGAAGTACCGACTATCCTTCTGGACCATTTGACAGAGGCTCAGGCGGCCGCATTCGCCATCGCAGACAATCGACTCCCCGAAAATTCTTCGTGGGATAGCAGGCTCCTCGCGCAGCAGTTAAAAGAGCTCTCGATTCTGAACCTGAACTTCGGCCTCGAGGTCACCGGATTCGAGATTGGTGAGATCGATTTTATGATCGAGCAGCTCGATGCGCGGCCGGAGGGCGAGCCCGATCCTGCCGACCAACATTCCCAGCACTCAAAATGCGACGCCCGTCAGTCGTCCGGGTGCTTTGTGGTTGGTGGGGAACAATCGCGTCCGTTGCGGCGATGTGCTCAAGCCGGACTCATACGTCGCACTGATGAATCGCCAGAAGGCTTCGATGGTGATTTCTGACGTTCCCTACAATGTCCGGATCGCCGGAATTGTAAGTGGGCTTGGCACGATTAAACACCCCGACTTCATCATGGCATCGGGCGAGATGAGCGATGGCCGCTATATCGAGTTTCTGGCTCTCGCGCTCTCGCAGTTTGCGCGTCACAGCGTTAGCGCTTCCCTCCACTACATCTTCATCGATTGGCGCCACATAGGTGAGCTGCTCGTCGCCGGTAAGCAGATCTACCAGGAAGTCATAAATATGTGTGTCTGGGCGAAGGACACACCAGGTATGGGTTCATTCTATCGCAGCCAGACTGAACTGATCTTTGTCTTCAAAAACGGAAGGGTTCGCCACCGCAACAATATCCAACTCGGTCAATTCGATCGTAATCGGAGCAATCTATGGACCTACCCCTCAATTAACTCGTTCGGCCGCAAGACCGACGAAGGAAACCTTCTTGCTCTGCATCCCACAGTTAAACCGGTCGCACTGGTTGCTGACGCGATCATGGACTGTACCGCGCGCAATGACATCGTATTGGATGGGTTTCTTGGATCTGGCACAGCCGTAATAGCAGCAGAGCGCACCGGCCGCCGCTGCTATGGCATCGAGATCGATCCCCTTTACGTCGACACAACTGTACGCCGTTGACAAGCATTCACGCGCGCCGAAGCGCGTGATGCCGAAACGGGTCTAACCTTCAACGAACTTGAACAGGAAGCGAGGGCCCAGCATGCCGACTGAAAAGGAGAGCCATTACAAAGTTGATTATGGCAGGCCGCCGGAGTCATCACGGTTTGCCAAGGGCCAATCCGGAAATCCCAAAGGCCGACCTAAGGGGTCGAAGAATCTGTCGACACTGTTGGATGACGCACTTAACGAGTCTGTTGTGGTGAGCGAGTACGGAAACCGCAAACGCATTACCAAGCGCCAAGCAATGCTCAAGCAGCTGGTGAATAAGGCTGCTTCGAGCAATCACCGGGCCATTCAGCTGTTGCTCAGCGAAATGCGGTTGGTAGAGGGCGCGAGCAGGATTCAGCCGCAAGCCCACTCTTTGACGAGGCCGACCGCGAAGTGATTCGACAGCTCTACCAACGGTTCCGTTCGATCAGTCACGAAGAAAAAGAAGGAAAAGTAAAATGAAAAAACGAATTCAAATTGATGGTCTGAGTTTCGCTGAGTATCAAGCTCTACTGCGACAGGACTTCCCTTCCTTCATCCGTCGATGCTTTGCTCAGCTCAATCCACAAACCAAGTTCATGATGAACTGGCACATCTACGTGATTGCGGCGATGCTCGAAGCCTGCAGGCGTGGGGAAATCCGTCGCCTCATCATCAACCTGCCGCCGCGTCACCTGAAATCGATCTGCGGCTCGGTCGCTTTCCCGGCCTGGTTGCTGGGTCATAACCCGGCTGCGCAGATAATATGTGTCAGCTACGCGCAAGAACTCTCCGATAAGCACGCTCGCGATTGTCGCACCATAATGAACGCAAGATGGTACCGAGCCCTATTCAGTACCCGTCCCGCGAGTCGCAAGCCGGCGCTCCAAGAGTATGAGACGCGCCAGCAAGGCTACCGGTTGGCGACCTCGGTCGGCGGCATTCTGACTGACCGGGGCGCCGATTTTATTATCATCGACGGCCCGCTGAAGGCCGACGAGGCGACCTCGGAGACTCAGCGGTGCGGTGCCAATCAGTGGTTCGACCACACCTTGTACAGCCGGCTGAACAGTAAGCAGACGGGATGTATCATCCTGATCATGCAACGCCTGCACGAGGACGATCTCGTCGGTCACGTGCTCGAGCAGGAGGATTGGAAGGTCCTGTCGTTCCCGGCGATCGCCGAGCGTCACGAAGAATTTCTCATTGAGACACCGTTCGGCGGTCGGACGCGCTTCAGCCGCCGCGAGGGTGACGTGTTGCATCCCGAGCGCGAGTCGCGCGAAGTCCTTGACCGCACTCGGAGTGCGTTCGGTGAGTACAATTTTGCCGGCCAATATCAACAAGCGCCGGCGCCGCTCGGCGGCGGCATGGTCAAGCTTGAGTGGTTCCCGCGCTATCGACCCGACGAACTACCGGAGCATTTCGATCAAATCGTCCAGAGCTGCGACACTGCGAACAAAGTCTCCGAGCTAAGTAACTACAGCGTGTGTACAACCTGGGGTATCAAGGAATCTCGGATCTATCTGCTTCACGTCCTACGCCACCGCATGGACTACCCCGAACTCAAACGTGGAGTGCGCGAGCAATGGCAGGCGTACGGCGCCACGGTCGTGCTGATCGAGGACCGCGCATCCGGCACGCAGCTCATTC